GCGGCGAGTACTTCTTCTCCCACATAGGGTCATCTGATTCCATCAGATTTTCCTTTGTTTCATTGAGAGATTTCAGATAATGTTTTAGTTCGTACCCACTCATTTCCAATTCACCTGTGTCATAACTTCAACCATGAAAGCAAGCATATTGATTTCTTGGTCAGCGACAAAGGCAGATTTGTATGAATAGTCTGCTGTTGCAAGAACAAGATGAGGTACATTTTGTGGTTGCACTTCATCATACAGAGAATCGTAAACTTTACGATACACACGAGAGGGGTCATTATCTAGGTTGTTTGCAACCCATTTACGAATGGACTTGAAGTCTTTCTCTTTGAGGAATTTAGTCAAGTCCTTCATATTCGTTTCTGAGATATTGACAAGAATTCCACTGTCAATCATACCAGATGCCGAATATCTTTGCAGTTCGTTTAGAACTCTTCTCCAATCAGGGAAGTGTTTTTCAACAACACCAGCGACTGCCTTTGGTTCAAATTGTACTTGTTCTGTTTTAAGAACATCTTGTACACGAGCAAAGAATTCACCAGCAAGTTTAGGTTTCTCTGAAGATGGAATACGAAATTCTACAACAGAACACCTACTATGCAAAGGGTCGATGATACGGTTCTTGAAGTTACAGGTTAGGATGAAACCACAGTTCTTGTGGAACTCTTCAATAAATCCACGCAACGCTGGTTGTGTAGATTGAGGATTAAGATAATCTGCCTCATCCAAGATTACGAACTTACGGTTACCATCCATAGAGACAGTACTTGCAAAGTTCTTAATCTTGTTTCTAAGAACGTCAATACCAGATTCCTCTGAACCGTTAATCATCATATAGGTGGCGCCGAGTTCATTCAACATTGCTTTTGCAACAGTTGTCTTACCAACGCCTGGCCCACCAGATAAAAGTAGATTTGGAATATGTCCTTCATCTACAAATGTCTGGAAGGTTTTCTTTAGGTCATCAGTGAGAACACACTCACTGATAGTTTTGGGACGGTATTTCTCCACCCACAACATCACATCATTCATAATATATTCCTTCTGGTTTAGGATGCTTCTAGAGCAATAAAGTATTCTACGTCCTTTGTCATATTAGTAAAGCGAGAGATACCCTTTTGAGATACTTCTACTTTATAATCACCAGAAAGAAGTTTAAGATTTTCAACCTTAAAGAAGTAAGTAAAGTCTGAAGGCGAGTTCTCACCAACAACAATACTGAAGTCATTAGAGGTTTCATTCTTACGGTCAGTTGTGGTAAGTGTAATATCACCACCAGCAGTTCCTTTAAGAACTACATCTGGAACACCAAGAACAGCAGATGCTTTCTGAATTTGAGTGAAAGTATCTTGTGTAAATGTGAACTCAACATCAACAGAAGGCATAGTGATTTCTGTCTTTGGTGCAGTCACGATAGATGGGTCACTAAACATATACGTTAGTTTTGAACCACCACCCTCTTCACTGAGTTTTACACTTTTCTCATCGAACGCCATAGATGGGTCTTTGAAAAGAGACAACGCAGACAAGAACTCATTCAAGTCATAAATTGCAAACTCCTGATTAAAGGTGTCTGGGATAGTTGCTCTTGATACAATGTTTTTCATTGCTGACATTGTATTAATTACGTTTCCGTTTTTAACCAGAAGATTCTGATTAATTGTTGAGAAGTTCTTTAGCACTTCTCGTGTATCATTACTAAGTTTCATTTCACTTGTCTCCATAATTATCGTGATTGTGTAGTGACATTATACCATAATGTATCACTTTTAGCAAGTCATTTCTGTTCTTGCCGTCTTTTTTTCCGTACCGTTGACTATACTTTAATATATTCCCGATACAAAAACCTTCGCCATGTCCAGAGTCCATAATAAACTCCGTGGCCTGAAACTTGTTTTGTGAGTAGTGTGCAGAGTATGTCTTATCAATGTATACTTGCATTTCTTTCAGAATTTTATCTTCTGAGTATTTGTAATCAATATTTTTCAAATTGTACATCCTATAAGTTGGGTAGGGGGCGAACCCCCCACCGCAGATTGATTAGCTTGAGTAAGAGTAATCAGTACCCGATAATGCTTTAAGTCCAGCAGCAATTACACCTTTAGATGGTTCACCCATTCTATATGCAGTTTTGCCTTTGAAAGTATTCACATAGATACAGTTGCCTTCGCTTCTCAGCGTGTCAATCATTGCTCTAGGTGATGTCAAATCGAGTTTAGTTCTAAGAGTTTCCCATGTGACGTTCTTACCAGTTTGTAATAGTCTTAGGGTCTTTTCTCTTTTAGTTAGTGCTTTTCTAGCCATATTATCTCCATTATTAAAATTCAATCACCAGTAATTTGATGATTAATACACATCATACACTAAAATGGGGGGATTGTCAAGAGATTTTTCCCCCCACAGTAGATTACTTGATTTTAATCGTTTTAGGTTTCTTTTCCTCTGGAACGATACGTTCAAGTTCGATACACAACATTCCATTCACAAATGTCGCACCTTGTACGAACACATCTTCAGCAAGACTAAATGCCTTTTTGAAAGTTCGTGCAGATACACCTCTGTGGATGTACTCTTTATCATCATCACCTTCTGGACGAGATTTAGAGTTTACTGTAAGAGTATTCTCTTTTGTCTCAATCTCAATATCGTTCTTAGAAAAACCAGCAATTGCAATTTCAATTACATACTTTTCATCCGATGTCTTTACGATATTGTAAGGGGGATAGTTTGTTGTGGGAACAAAACTCTCGTCAAAGAGAGTGTTGAACATTCTATCAAAACCGATAGAATAAGTTTTGACCCTATCGAAAGGGTTCTCTACTGTGTTTATGCTTACCATAGTTTTCTCCTTTATTAAGCAAGATTAATTTGATACCCGATAATCGGCATATCAAATATA